AGGGACGAATAGAGACCTTGCTCTCTTGTCGCTGCTGACTTGCTGCATGTTGGGGTTGTTGGATGTCATGCGACCAGTGACAGTGCCTAGGATATTTATATTACCATGAAGCCTGTTGTCACGGCTACACTTGGCACGAAGGATCCAGTCTGAGATCTGAGATAACAACTTGGTCTCATCAAAGTATTTGACCAGTATCTTTGCCTCGGGGTATTCCAACTTGGCAAGCACGGATCTATCAACCTTTGGGTTTCCCTTGTCGGTTGTTGGAGGATTCCAACCATACTTCTCATTGAGACGCTCTGCAATCTGTTGACGAGAACCCGGATTGAATACGGTGATCTTGTCCTTGAGTCTCTTGCCAGTCTTGTCTGACCACCTTTCTTCTATCTTATCTGGAAAGATCTTTTGCATTTGATCCTCGATCTCAGCCTTGTCAAGCATGAGTTGCTTTTCATTTTCCTCTGCTTGTACAAGATCAAAACCAAAACCATTTTCCACCTGACTAGAGATGATCTTGGCAACATTCATTTCCATGGCTATTGCTTTTTCATTCTTCTCTCTGAACTCTTGCTGATACTTGTAGATCTTTGCAGTGACCACGGTATCTTGAACGCAGTAGTCCAACATGTCTTGGCAGAATGCATCAAACCCACCAGTGTACTCTGTCTTCTGATCTCCAAGCAGGAGACCCCATGACTTGAGTGAGTGGGATTGACCCGGAAGCATGGGCTTGTCGGGCCAGATCAAACGAGACACAACCAAAGTGTCATACACTTTCTTGTAATTAACTTTTCTTACAAGTCTATTTAGCAATGGCAAGTCATAACCAAAGATGTTGTGACCAACAACAAGATCAGCAGACTCAAGAGCCTTGATGAATTCTTCAAGTTGATCTTCGGTATAGGACTTGCACTCACCAGTCTCGACATTGCAAGTTGCAGCACACCAGATGCGAGTAGCCTCTGGAATGCATTCCCCTTTTCTATTAATTGTTACTTCATTCAGACCATTACCTTCAATGTCAAATGCCAATACTTCCATAATTGTATAGAATTTCTCCGTCTGGGGTTACGGTAAACTCCACCTCTTGCAATCTACTTGTGTCCTTGTTGTAGTACAGGGCACAACCAATGCCACAGGCACCAGTCTTGCGATTCTTAAGAACACGAATGCAAGTTGTGTTTGAGATGTTTGGATCTGGATGCTGCCTGTTTCTTTCAAGTGCAAACACATAGTCTGCAATCTGAGCAAGCGAACCAGAACCACGAAGATCGCTGAGTGAGATCCTATCACCTTCATCTACATTCTTGTCAGTCTTCTTGATGTGTGATACGACATGAACAATAACACCAGTACGCTCGACCAATGCTCTTAGTTGCTTCATGACATCATCGAGGATCAACCTTTCAGAGTTGCCATAATTGTCTTGCTGACTGAGAAGCATGTTGCCAAGCAAGGTGATGTGATCAACAACAAGAACCTTGCAACCAAGTGCAACAGCCATGTACTCAAGACGAGACATTACATTGTCGATGTTTGAGTTGCCGATGTGATCATAGATGTACAACGGATAGTCGCCAATCTCCTTGCGGGCAGCACCATACTCCTCATCGGATAGGTTGTCTGCAACACCAAGATCGACTTCACTTCTGTTGAACTTCTTCCTAAGATCATTGAGTTGTCGTTGACCCATGATCTTACGCACATGCTTGCCTAGTTTGAGCGAGATGAGATCATCAACAGTTGACTCTGGAGATTCCTCCAAGAAGATGCAACCAGTGGGATTGCCTTGTTCAAGGTGATGAATCAAGATCTCCTTGATGATTGAGGATTTGCCATGACCAGTGGCAGAAGTCCATAGATACAATCTTCCACTGTCTTGACCAACCATGAAGTTGGTTAGGTTTTCCCAAGGGAACTCATACAGGATTGATGGGTTGTTGTTTTCACCAGTGACCTGAGACACATGCAGGATGCTGTCGGGACTGTGGGTCTTGGCATTCCAATAGGCTTGGAGCAGTTGCTTGCCTTCTCCAGCAACCAGCATCTCATTGGGATCCTTGCGGGGCAGGTCCATGATCTTGACCTTGCCCGGAGGGAGGATCTCTGCAACTTCCTTTGCAGCCTTGCGACCCGGATCATCCATATCGAAACAGATGACGATGGTATCGAATGATGCAAGGAACTCATAGTTGTCCTTGATGCTTCGTGCTGCACCCTGTACTCCGGTTGGAATGGAGACCACAGGATACTTGTTGTCGAACAATTGAGACATGCTTAGGCAATCAATGGCACCTTCTGTAATGAGAATGCGTGGACCACCACGTTCCCATACATGCTGACCAAACATCTGTAGTTGCTTGGTGTTGCCAATCCACTTGAAGTCCTTGTTCTGGATGTTGCGAATCTTTTGTGCTTGCAACATGCCATCGGAACCATAATAGTTCTCGATCTCGACGTGTCGATCCATTGTGTTGCACGTCTGATACCTGAACTTTCTACAGGTGTCGGCATTGATGCGGCGATGGGGAAGCATTTCAATGTCGCCAGCAATTGGATTGAAGTCTCTTATAATGTTTTCATCTCTCACTTCCGTCATGTACTTTTTGTCCCCTTTCTCATAATAGCCACAAGCAAAGCAATACTTGTGGTTGTCATCATAGATGGCTAGATTATCACCAGATGTATCACCACCATTTGATACACACTTGGGGCATGACTGTCTCTCTACAACTTTGCTATCTGTTGCTTCTAAACTCATTAGTCTCCCTTGTCAGAATGAATGACCAAACAAGTGCAACCACAGAAACAACAATAAAGATTGAAGTTGGTGTGATTAAAATCAGGAAAGGAATCCAAAGGGATACATTGTCAGACACGGCAGCGGCACCAAAGCCAATCATGCCAAGAAAGAAAGCGATCCAATTGGTTGTGAAATAAATTCTTTCAAGGTCAATGTGCTTCATCCAAAACCTCCATTACACTGGGAGGATCTGAGTTCTCCACTTCAAGCGAAATGGCATCGTCGATCTCTGCCCACATGTTCTTCATAAACTCATTCTTGCTGTTTCTATCATTGTTGTAGACAACGAAGAAGTCATCATCATCACCAAACACTTCTGCTTCTTGGAAATGATAACCTTCAACACACCATCTTGTTCCGAAGTTACCACCAACAGTGGTGTCATCCTCCATCCAATATACTTCAACATCTGCATTGACATTGTATGTGATGTTGTTATCAACCACTACAAACTCAAAGTTTCTCTGAACGGTATAAACTGGATTGTAATGCATGTTTGTTTCCTTTAGAAAAAAATAGGGAAGCCTATTGCTAGACTTCCCTTACCATCCCATGACGGGTGGTGTAGTAGATTTCATTAAATATTTCTTTGCACCAATTCATGCACAGACAACATGGTCTGGACATTCTCCATTGATTGAGATAACCAAATCTAAAATTGACTAGTGTATACTTCTTGCACTTGTCCTTTACTTTGATCCAAGCATCCAACTCCGAATGCACTTCATCGAATCTATATTTGTATGAAGCAGCAAGGGGATGGGTCTTACGCTTGTTGATACCAACTGCAACAGGTCTTGACTTGTGCAGTATGATTGACACATGCTTGAACTTTCTTCCCTTAAGCAAAGGGAGTTGTTTCAATGCGAGATTTTCCAGAGCATCTATGTTCATGCCTTTTCCATTGCAACTGTGAAGTAGCCATCTTGATCAGGCTCAGCCCAATTCTTGCTGACATACAAGCCAATGATTTGGGAGTCATCAATCCACAGTTTCTTGTTCATTAAATCCATGACGGCTTTGGCTAGGTTATCGACATCGGACTTTGGGAATGGTAACTTGGTTGTCTTTGGTCTCTTGCAAAAGCATTTGATATCGACCATCAATACATCATCAAAAGGAGTGAATCCTTTGAGCATTTCAGAGACAACCTTTGATCCTTCTTCCCTGAACCGCTTGTAGGCACCCGTGTAGTAGGAACCATGCCTACCAACACGGGGCCTAGAAGCGGCAACTGGACTCACCGGGAAGGTGAGTTCAATCATTAGAAGGGAATGTCATCGCTGGATTCGGCAGCACCGGCTCCAACGAAGCCTCCATCAACAGTACCCATGCCGGAACCACCGCCGGAACCCGGCTCGTAGTTACGCTTGATCAACTGGATCTTCTCCATGTAGAAGGAAACCGAGTTGTCTCTGGCAATGAGTGCTGGAGTAACCTTGACTCTCACCACATCCGAACCAAATGGAATGGTTTCAGTGGGCTGGTCATTGCTGTCAAGCACAGGGAATGTCTTGACTCCCTTGCGTGCCTGAAGCACATTCTTGAACCGGATAAGACGATTGCCAGTCTCAGGATCATCCTTGAGACCATTGATCTTCTTACCACCAAGTTCCTTTGCAGCATCTACCAATTGGCTGACGGTATCATCATCAATGATCAGGGTGACAGAGTGATTGGGGTTGCCAAACTTGTCATCCGGGGACATGAGATGTGACCATCTTACTTCTGCGGGTCCGACAACAATTGAGTTGCCATAATTATTTTTCGTCATCAGATTCTACTCCTTCGATAACTGGGTCTGAAGCACCTTCTTCTTTCGGGTTCTTCATGACGAAATTCTGAACATCATTCTTGTTTGTCTCAACAATGTTGTTCATGGTAGTGCGGATCTGGAAACTAATGTTGTCCAGAGCCATAAAAATCTCCCTTAAATACTGTAACACAGCATTGGTTGCAACCATAGGGGGATACGATTGTTTAGGTTGTTCAGTCTTCTGTTCTTCAGTCACATGACCTCCAAGTAGGGATGACCATCCTTCACGACACCACATGAAAGGAATGGTTTCTTTAATGAATATCTACCGTAGAGCATGGCAAGATGTTCCGCATCCACACCACATCCCACATTCATACCAAAGATGGTGTCAGTTCCATTGTTATGATGAGAGATTGAAGCAACTGAATGCAAGTGACCACAGACGACGCTTCGTCTTAAATAACAAGCAGCATTGAATGCTGGGGTCTTGCCACTCCAATTGGTTCCGTGTGTGTATAGGATTCCATCTACAACATGGTCGTATGCCCATGTCCATCCTCTTGTTCCATATACGTCGTTATAGGGCTTCAAATACAAACTGGGAATACCTTCTGACTTGGCTCGACGCATCACACGTTCGTCATGATTGCCAATACAAACAACAGCATTGGGGAATGCCCGATACCATTG